CCTCCCCACAACGCCAGCTATTTCGGTAAAGCCCATGTGGTAAAACATGAGAGCGGCAACGACGGCAAAGGCAAGGGCAGTCACCCGCTTGTGCTTGGCAAAGACGCCTATAAGCGCCTCGTGTGAAGCCGCTAGGAAAGCAAGCACATCTGACGGGTCGGCCTCAGCCCTTTCTTTCCAGTATTTCAGCCGCTCGTAATCCATTTAGGCGTTCTCCTTTACCAGCTCAGCCAAAATCCGCTGGTTGTACTCAGCGGTAAGCCCATGCGCCTTAATGACATCAAGCGCCGTCTCTAACAGCATCTCTGCCTCAAACTGGAAGCGCTCGGCTTGAAGGTCGATGTTATCCGCCTTATGCATCGAGCGTTCCTCCGGTGTCACTTCTTCTCTTCCTTCTTCGGCTCAAGCGCTTCGATCCGCTCCTCGTGCGCCTTTAAGACCTGCAAGTGCTGTCCGACTACTTGCGCCACTTGCGCTAACTGAGCGTCAATCTCAGCCCTTGAGTAAGATGGCCTTGCAACGTCGATTGTGCAGCCCGAGAGAGTGAGTGAGAGTACAAGTAATGCCCGCTTCATGTTCCTCCTTAATCGTGTACCGCTAAACCAAAACACATGCAGACATCTGCCGTGGCGTCGTCTGCTTCGACTATAACCGGAGCCGATGCGCCAGCAGCTAAGTCAAAACCAAAAAACGCCCCCCCGTTTGCCACGCCGCACGTGGTCGTGCAGGCAGTATCAGCAGCGGCGACCTTTACGAGGCCCGCGTCGATTCCGGCGTCTGAAGCCCACGTACCGGCCTGCCCGATTTGAAAGTTAATCGTTGTGAGATCATCTTGATAAACGGACATTTTCGAGAGCGTGGAGCCTAAATTGATAAGCACATTGGAAGCTGAGTTATTTCCGGCTTCGATAACGACATCACCCTTATTCCCATGCTCATTGCCGTAGACGCGCACATTACCGCCACGCGAGACAGCGGAATCTCCGCCACCCGCAATCGCCATAACTTGGTCGTCGCTGCCATCCGTGGTGAAAGCTGTTAACTTCATGACACCCGAACCTACCAGCGTGCGCCAAGTGTCGGTTCCGTCCGTCCATTGGGTATTACCACTGAATTTAGTGGTCTTATCCTGACTTATCCTCAGCGCCTCGGCGGGAGTGGCTGAGCCGTCGGGGGAGACGAAAATGGCCACCCGCCCAGGAGTGTCATTAACACCACTCGCCGCGTCAGCATACGCGCTGATATGCGCCGCTACCTGATAATCAGTAGCCGCAACTCCCGATCCCGTAGAGCTATAGAAATTAACTCGGCCAAGCAAAAAATCAGCATCTACAGCCGTGTCTCCACTACCATCGGTCGCCTTCGACCGGGCGAAATAGACATTAGGGCCAGCACTGGCGGTCGCGCTGCCGTTATGAAACAGAGCACCGCCGGAGCGTAAGACGGACGCAAATGAATTGGCTCCAACCGTCGAGTTCAAGTCGCCGGGGAGACTCGCAATACCCGCCAGAAACCCGTAGTTCGCCCGCGAGACGATGACGTTGCCGCCGGAGGTACCGTTCATGGCAAAGTTCTGACTTGTATCAAAGCCGCCAGCGACGATGTTATTCGTTCCCCAAGCGAGAGCGTGGTTAGTCGTCACCAGTCGAGTAAGAACGTTGCTGGAGTAGTAGTCTTTCGCCTTGGCCGTGCCGTCTGAGAAGCTGATAAGGTCGAGAGCGTCTGTGGTCGAATCAGAACCGATTTCTCCAAGTGAGGCTAATGTCACGCTAGCCGTTGAAGGGTCTATCGTGATGCCCGCCGTGCCGTTTTCGGAGAGCTTGATAAGCTCGCCGGACTTCGCGTTTAGTACGGTGTCGTCCGTCCCGTCGGCTTTAAGCATATCCACCGTGCCCGTGCCAGCAGCATCTTTCGCAGCAAGATACTCGTCGTTATCCAGCCCGCAGATAGTGACACCTGACAGCACCACATTCCCGCCAATGCAAGAGCGCTGAGCGTTTGCCGTAAGCGGGAGAATGAAGAGAATCGAAAGCAGGATTTTTTTCATGTTTACCTTATTGCCGAAAGATAGACAGAGCCGTGAGCGCAGACTTCGCCGGATGCATACTTGTAGTACACGTCCGAGTCTTCAGAGAGGCCGTACTTGCTGAACTGAAATTCCTTGGTCGAGTAAGCCGGGACAACGTAGTGACTCGTTGTGCCAGCATCAAACGAGATGACTAAGAGGCAATCCGTGTTGTTCGCTATGTCGATTTCCTTCCAGTCGGCATCTGCGGACTCGAAGAGCTTGCCAAACGCAGCCGGGACAGAACCAAACGCGACAGCTACGAGAGTGCCGTAGGTGGCATCGGCTATGTCAGGAGAGGCAACCGTACTGCCATCTGCGAGCACCTTTGCAAAGCGGGGGCGCAAAATGTCGAAGGTGTCAAGAGCGGCAGGAGCACCGGCAAGTGTCGATTCGAGAGTAATCGTATTCGCCGCAACAGCCTTAACCCTTACTTCCACATCATCGTAGGTGCCGGAAGTGATGCGGATAATGTCTCCAACTTTCGCAGAGTGAGAAGCCGCCGTGATAACCGAAGCCGTGGTTCCGGCATCGCAGGCATCGGAGGCAACAAGGGAAGCGCCGATGTAGGCACTGGTGTCCAGCACGTACTTGTAAGGGTTTATGTTGCGACAGGTGACAGCAGCCGTCGCGCTACCGTTTTTGTCGCACATCAGCATTTCGCCATCGCTCGGCACATTTCCCCCTATCGGCCCAGCAGGCCCATCGGCGTAGCTGTTCGCCAGCGGGAACAGCATCGACAATAAAATCAGGATTCGTCTCATAAGCGCTCTCCTTCCACAAATTCTAACACCAAGCTTTTCCATCCTCGCCCTACTCGATTTCATATGAACCGGACGCTTGAAACCACCTACCAGCCGCAAGATTCCAGTTCCCGCCATCGTAACGATACGCCCTTGCGGTCGCCGCTCCCTGGTCGGCAACGCACACTCCGGCAATAACTGCGCCGCCGTCGTTCGTCTGAAGCCCGCCAATAAAGGGCGTTGCTACGCCGCCATAATCCTTCTGCGCAACCGGGAGTGTGAAATCGATAGATGTGGTAGCAACACCTCCGAGCGTTCCACTGGCGCATAACGACCAATGACAAACCTTCCCCCGGATACAGTAACGAGCGATAAGAATTGTGGTTCCCGTAAACGTCATGGTTTCGCCGGGAAAGGTCGGCGTCCAATCCTTCCAGACTGGATTTAGCGCGTTACAAACGGCAACGAACCAATCCCGAAGCGAGCGGGGAAAGTCGCCAACGGGCGGTCTTATCGGTTCCCGTCTATCCATTACTCAATAGCCTCCACTTCCTGCTCGGCCATGCCGAAGATAAGAGGCGCCGCATCGGTTCCTACTATCTCGTACTGTCTCGTTCTGAAAATTCCTCGGGCCGGAATCTGCCTTATGATTTCCCTTTCGCCCCGAGCGCCGAGGTCAATATCGTGTTCGTTTCCAAAGCCTCGGTTGTCGTTGTTCCAGCGGACGGTAAGCCTTGGGTTTGTGGTCAATGCCGTATGGCCGCGCTTGGCCCGGACGGTAAGGCCCCCCGCTTCCTTCCTCGCGTTCGTTCCGAAATCCAGGTGCCCGCTCGTCATTTGGAGGCGGAGCACATCACCGTCGTCGTCGTGATACTCATCGCTCATCGCGTAGATGATGGAGCTTGATTTGTCGCCAACCAAGTGAACGCCCCAGGCGGGACAGTAGCAGTAAGCATTGCCGCGCCAGCGGTTAAAGACGCCGGTCGAATCGTCCCAATCGCCCCGCTCTGACCATTTGCCAGTGTTCTCATTGAAGACAAGAGTTTTATTTGCCGCCGTAAAATTCCACTGAAGGAGCTGCTGGCCGTTAATTTCCATCGCATCGCCAGCGCAATCGGAGACGGATGTGTACCCCTGGATCTCTTTATCGTAGGGAGAGCTTATTCGCTCAACAGAGTTTCCATTCCAGCGGACAAAGCGGCGGTTGTTGTCGAGCCAGTAGATGCCGGATTCGAGAACAATGACACTTGCCGGCGCAATGCAGCCAACCTGAACAAACCCTCCCGGCTGCCGGATAAAAGGTGTTTCGCCGTCACTCTCCCAGATTTCAATCGAAGCCGTTCCGAAGATGAATATCTGCCGATTCCTAACGCAATGCGTTTGGATTAAGTCAGCATCGCCAGCAGCGGACGCAAAAGAAAGCGCATTCCATGCCGTCGGATCCCCCACGTCGCACCATTGAAATTTGTTGGTGCCAGAGACCGACGCCAGGATGTAGGTGTCGAGGTATGAAACCGCAGAGACCGTCGTCGGCGCATCACCATCTGCAACAAACGCAACGTCGGCTGTTCCGTTCGTAAACCCGATCTGTCCGCCGTTTGCGATAAAAGCGCTTGTCCCGTCGGTGCAAAAACTTGCGCGGGCATTTTGCTCGAGACGTGCCGTGTTGAAAAGCTCGGTTGATGTCGCTACCTGATTCGGATAGGTGAGCTTAAATACCTTCCCGTCGGCCACGGCCAAAGCGCAGCTTAAATGCTCCCACCAATAAAGCCCGTCTATCCGAGCACCAGAGCCAAGACCAAGGTCCTTCCATTCGTCCAGCCCAGGGAAGCGGCAGATAAAGTCAAGTTCGTCCACGTAGCCATTCACAAGGCGGCTATCACGGTCGTTAAGCTCAACCCCGTCCGCATTACGGTAAACGCCAGTGCCGAAGGGGAGCTTAATTGCTGCCATCAATATTTAATCTCAAAGTTCAGGGCCAGAAATGGCGGGTTTCCAACCGTCATGGCCGCATTCCCGTTAACACCACCCGTGACGAGGCCGATTGAGCCCGCAAAGTCACCCGCGGTGTGTGCGTGAGTGGCCTGCCCGGTGTTGGTCGATGCTGCGACGACATCATTTCCGACCGCAGCATCTATGCTCCCGCCCCCCTGCGCGTCGAAAAACATATAAAAATCGCCTGGCGATACCGATCCGTGACTGTGAGTACCACTCGGGGCAATGTTAAGATCGGCGCCCGTTCCCATGCCGTGGTAGTGCGCCGGGGCGGTGAGATCGATTGCGCCCCCCGTTCCGCCAAGTGTTGAGCCCGTCCCGGACGCAGCCTTCCCAAGCGGGAATTTCTGCTGCAGGTCGGGAACGTTGAACGTTGTCGAGCCGTCACCGGCGCCATACGTGGTGCTAATCGCCGCGAAGAGTGCCGCATATGCAGTTCGAGAAATCGCAGCACCGTTGCAAAGTAACCAGCCACTAGAAGCCGCTGCCCTCGCGGTGATTTGAAGAGATCCGGGTTCGGGGCTTTTCTCGCTAAGGCGAAAGTCTGTGCCGTCATATTGGACTTCGATTAACTCACCTGAGACTATCTCGCCCCCGACGAGCGGGTACCCCGTCCCGTTTACATATCGCTTGATGGTTGCAGCGGCCAAACCATTAACGCTTAGTGTGGTGTTTCCGCTATTGTTAGCCGAGGCAACGAACGAGAGTCGTAGGCCAGCCGCAAGTACCGTAAGCGGTGGGGTGGCTGTTGCTGCAATTGCATTTGCTGTCCCGCTCGCGGTACCGGCCCAGCACGTCTGAGAGTCGTCGCCAAAATAGAGATTGTCGTAAGTCGCAACAGTAACCCCTGCTGCCGTTTTGATAACAAGCTTGTACGCGCCAGTGGCAAAGACTTGCGCTTTCCCTACGGCGCTAAGCACTATTGGGTTCGCCGCAGCCGTGCTGAGCGCTGCATCGGTGTAGGTCGCCTTCGCGTTTGTCGTTCCAGCTTCGTAGGTATAAACCAAACCGCCGTTTAGCGGTTCGCCGGACGAATCAACGCAGCCAGCGAGAAGAAGTTCAACTTGCGATCCGCGGCTCATATCTTAAACGCTCCTACGGCTGTGGTGATTGTGGTGCGCTCCCTGTCAGAAGCCTTCGCCTCGTACCAGAGTTCTCTCGCTTTCGCCTCTAGCGCGGCTTGCCTTTTCGGGTTGTACTCGTCGGCAAGGTCTGCCGCCGTCTGGTAAATCAAGGCTTTTTGAAATCTTTCAGCCAAATCCCCATACCCGGCTGCTGTGTCGAAGTCCTTGAGTTTTTGGATAGCAAGGGCTTTAAAGTAATAGGTCGTGTCCGGCACGGGGTGGAGATAATACTTCGACTCTGACCAACTAACCGCAACCTGCTCCGGCTCGCCCTCTTCGTCCTTGTCTTCGATGTCGCAGTAAGAGCGATAGGATATAAGCGCAAGCGGTTCGTCATCGCCGGTTGCCGACGTCCGGTAATAAACCCGCTCCAAAGCAAGAATCGGCGTAGCAGATGGGAAATCATAAGACGCCACTCCATCGGAAAGGGTTTGCTCGATCCAGATTTCCTGCCACAAGAAAACGTGTTTCGTCTGCCAGTGCTTTACGACTTGATTAAGGGCGTCAACGCCGTCTTGCAGCATGTCGGACGGCAATGCCTCTCCGGGCGCCAGCGCTCCAACCTTCCGGAACGCCGCCTCGATCATTTCGTTTCTTGTGTTTTTAAAGTCGTAGTCTGTCGAAGCCATCTAAAAAGCGGGGGACTTCTCCCCCGCTCCATGATTCAGGCATTAAACGTCGTCATGCATCGTGTAAAGAACAGTCAGCATGATGCTCTTGTCAGTGGTTCCAGTGGCCGGCGCGGTCGTCACTTTCACGTCAATCGTGTCGTTTGCCGTGTACTGGTAGCCATGCCCATTGTACCGAGCAAGACTTGCCAGGCCGCCAGCTTGACCAATCGTTGAGCCGGTAATGTAGCGGTCGGTGTCCTCGCCATCTCCGACTTCAAGGACGATGGTCGGCGTCGCGTGCGTGTCTAGGTCCTCGCAGGACAGAGCAACGTCCAGAATGACGGCTCCCTTCGGAACTTTCACCATCTGGATTACGTCATTAATGACGTAAGCCGCCGCCTGGGTGTACTTCGAGACGACGGCAATAACGCCCTCGCCAGTTCTCGGCTGCACACCAGAGCCCGCATTAGTCGCAGTAAATGTACTTGCCATTTCGTTTCTCCTTCACAATTACAGGCCGGTGTTGTTGGTGCGAGCGCAGTAAATGACCGCCGAGCCGTACTCTTTGCTGTCAAATACCGGGATCTCGTTCCCCATGATGACGTTCCAGGCATAGCCGTGCTTGTTCTGGTAGTCGAACTTCTCTTCGACCGAGTAAGGCCTGCGGCCCCAAGCGGTGCAAAGAGATTGCTGCCCCAGAATGGCGCACTTCGCCCAAGCGACGTTGCTTGATGCGCCGGCATCGGCCGCAACCGGAACATTCTCGTGAGTGTGGATGATGAATCCGCTCCAGGCACCGATGGCGCCGCGGAAGAGCGGGTTATCGTCGCTCCGTTCCCGAGCGTACTGCTGAGCGTTCTTCCAGTCGGAAGACGTCATAAGGTCAGTCGCAACGTCTTCGGAAACAAGAAGCACGTACCAATTCTTTCCGCCGATCTTCACGGGCCTAAGCGGGATGTAATCCCGGTTTCCGCCCGTCTTGACCCACGCCCGCATGCGGGTGATTTGGTCAAGGGTCATCTTGGAATTGGTTGCGTGAAGCGCGGCCTTCGCCGTGGCCGGAGCAGCGCGAAGAATCGCCGTCGATGCCGTCCAGTAAAATACTTCAGCCCGGTCGGCAAACAGCGCATCCATGCGGAGCTTGTCAACCTTTTCAGTGCCCCAATCTTTGATGGACTGGCGCGATTCGGCGTCAAGGTTATAAACCGGCCGCTTTCTCGACATTGCGCCCTTGTCCTTTACAGCGTGCCTGTATAGGTGCAGCTCAACGTCGAAGTCGGCGGTATCAAGCGCCTCTTCGTTTCCTTCCAAGATTTCGTCGTCCGTTACGCCGTCACCAGACAGCCTGTAGCGGATACCAAACGTGATCTTGTCGCCTTGTTCTTTTTCGAGGTTCGTCTTCTCGTAAAGGATTTTGTCCGGTGAGTCGCCGGCAAAACCATTCTGCGTGAAGTACGAATCTTTGATGGTGTCGCGGAACAGCTTAGTGTCCCACGCTAACCTGCGTAAATTGTCACTTGTGGTGACTTCGGTTTCTGCCATGATCCTACCCGTTAGTTACGGGCAGGAGCGCAATTCACGCGCCGATTCGACCGGCGATTATATCGTCAAGTTCCTTGTCGGAGAGCCGTTCCATGTCTCGGGAAGTAAGCGCAACGGTCTTTGTCTTAGCCGCGCCACTCTTTCCGTTAAGGCGAGGCGGCTGATTTGTGGCCTCCTCGACTTTCCGTAGAAGCGCCCGCGGACCTGACTTCTGAAGCTGGTCATACTTGGTCTGAAGTTCCTTATGCGCGGCCTCTAGTTTTTTAAAGGCCGGAATAATGTACTTCAAAGCCTTTCTGTCCCTGCCTCGCTTTGCAAGCTGAATAAGAAACGGAGCATCGGCCTTGCCGTTAAACGGGTTCCGCAAGAAACCTTCAGCGTCAACCGGATCGAATCCGTCCTCGACAAGAATCTCTTTCATCTCGTCGGGGAAGACTTCTTCCTTCTTGACGTATTTACTGAAGGTGGCGCGGTTCTCTTCAACGTGAACCAGATTTTCCGCCGTGGCATCGATCTGCTCAATGGCCTCTTCGGCCTGCTTGAGCTTTAACTGATCGTCCACTGCCGCCGCTGGATCTTCCAGAAACTTCTCTTTCAGCCCACCGCGAAGTTGCTCAGCAATCGCTTGGAGTTGTTTACGCTCTTCTCCTAACTTGGATATTTGACGGTGAATTAGGCGTTCCTGCCCAATCGTTTGTTTCTCGAGGACGTCAATTCGCTTGAGCGCGGCTTGCAGGTCTTCAACTTCCTTCGACTGCTGCTTGCCTTGCTCTGGCGCTGCGTCCTCAGCTTTAGCCTCTTCACCGTCGGGCTGTGCCTCTTCTGGATTCGCCGGTTCCTCTTGGGGGTGTTCTTCTTCTGACAGGCTCTCGCCAGCTATAAGCGCGTCAAGAACCTCGTCCGAGACTTCATCGAGTCCCGAGCCGTCATCCCCAACAGAAACCATCTCAGGAGTCTCAGTCTGCCCCGACGATTCTGTTTCTTTATTTTCTTCTGTCATACGTTTACATCCTATCCAGCGATTCCGCCTTCCATTGGAGGTACAGAACCGTCACCCTGAAATCCTGGTTGTGCAGGAGGCATCGACGCCATGTGCGGTATGCCCTGCTGCTCGGCAATCTTCGGCGGGATTATGCCTTTTGCTACGAGCGATTTGCCTATTTCCATGTCCGAGGTCATCTGCGCCGTCTCTGCCTGCGCTTGGCTTTGTGCAGCCAGCGAGTCAAGTATCTTTCGTCTAAGTGTATCAGGAATGTCAGCAACCTCGATTGGCACCTCGGGCGGGATGCTGGCACCGGCCTGGATAAGCCCTTCGATAAGCATCGCAACGGCAATGCGAGCGGTCGGGGAGAACGGGTTCTCGGTTACTTCAACGTCATAATTCTCGACGTCTGCAGCCTCAAAGAGCGCCATAATGTCGGCTTCGGAGAAATCTTCAAGGGGCTGGCCGCCAAGCTGAACCGCCTCTTTCGCGCCCTGATTCATCACAATCCGGGCGATGTCGGCAGGCTGCCGGTACATCTTGATAAGCGGAATAAGAAGCTTGCCGAGCTTTTTCTTTGCCCAAAAGAGATTGTCGAAGAAGTGGCGAGCGCCGCGAAGTCTCATTTGAGCGCGGGTAAGAAGGTGCTGAGCGGACTCGTTGGCGCCGGATGAATCCACCTGAAGCGCCATAAGCTCCTCAAGCACCATCGTCGCCTGGTTCACAAGGTTTACGAGTTCATCCGGGAACTTAGTTCCTTCCACCTTTTCGGGCGGGCGACCGACGTCGGTAAGCTTTGCGGCAAAGCCCGGAGAGTTGCAGTTCTGTAGAAACTTTTCTCTTTCTGCCTCATCTGGAAAGGTGTTGTCGTCGTAGAAGTACCCGTAGGCCGCCATCTTGTTCACAATGTCAACGGCCAGGGACAAGAGCTTATTGACAAGCTTCTGCGGGTCTTTGGCCCCCTCTACGATTCCCCAGAAATTTCCGTTCCTGAAATTGCCGTAACAGGGGATGACCAGAAGATCGTCAACTGGAAGCTTGGCCGGATTCTCGTCGGAGAGAACGACATTCCCCGCGATCTTTGTGATCCGAATCTTGGTAAGGGTTTTGTTGATTACGAAAAAGTCTTCGCTCAGACTCTTTACGGCAGCCAAGTCCTTCGACTTCCAGCCAAGGGCGTTAAAGACAAACCCCTCGGTATTGTTCACGATGATAGGAACTTTGGTGTAGGCCTTTCGCCGGACTTCAAGCACCCGGTAATTCTTCTTCGCAACATCGACAAGCTTTGTTCCGCCAAGAACAATCGGGGTTTTTCGATTGGTTGAGGTTTCGTACACATCTCCAGGGGGTTCTTCGTGCGGCTGGCCCTGAAGCTGGGTGTAATACTCGTAGTCTTCCGCTATCTCGTCGATTTTGTCCGGGTGAAGGGATTCGAGCTTGGCTCTCGAGAAAGGTTTATCCAGCACCACATACTCGGCATCGGAGCCGTCAACTTTCTCGTGCGGCCCAAAATGTACCTGATCCCAGGGGAAGCGCTCAACGATAAGCTTCCCGCTCAGGCTCTCGTCATAAGAGATTCGCGGGACAAAGACGCCGCGGCCTGGAATAATTTCGTCCATGAAGACGGCCGACTCTTCCATCTGGAAGTTACAGCCGGAGAGTTCGACCTTGGTCACGATATTTAGCAGGTCTGCCGTTCTCTGGTCGCCGCCCTCAATGGGGGTGTAAGTGATGTCCGATCTTTCGTCCCGCTGGATACCCGAGAGTTCGTTTACGTGCTTTTGGATCTTATTGAAGGTCAAAGCCGCCCGGGCCTTGTCCTCCATTTCTTTCTTTTCGGTGAGGTTCCAGTGCTTTCCGATGTAATAATCGTCTGACTCCTGACCCTTTTTCATCGACTCGTATTCGAGGGTGAACGCCTCTTCGGCCAGGGTGAGTACGTCTGAAACCTTATCGGCGTCTGATTCCTTTTTCGCCTTGGGGGTCTTTGGCTCGTACTCAAGGAGTTCTTCGTGAAGATGGCCGTCTTCCCCGGGGTGAATCATCCAGGTGCCGGGATTCCCGGGGTCTCCTGGTTCCTGCTCGACGGGGTTCCCCTGCTCATCCAGTATAGGATTCCCCATTTCGTCCTGCGCCATGATTGGCTCAGTCGGGGGCACATAGCCCTCAAGGCTCATTGTGTGGTTGTGATTTTCCGCGACGGAGACAAGGTAGTTTCCAGTCTCGTCGTCAAGATAAACGATGTGATAATGGGGACGCCGCCCAATCCCTGCGCCGGAGGTGACTAAAAGCTGCTTCATTCAAGAAATACTCTACACGTAAAGCCAGCTATCCTCCCTCTTTGGCTTTCCGGAGAGCTTCGAGCGGGCATAGCGGTCGCGCAAATCGGCCTTTCCGACAGAAGAATCAGCCGCGGGAAAGCGATAATCCTTAATCAGGTCGTAGAAGTAAGCGCACATATCAAGCGCGTCGTCATGCCAGGCGGGAAACTTCTCAATCTCCTCCCGGAAGCGCTTCCTGTATTCCTCGGGAATGTCAGCCGCAAGATGAATCTTCCCGTTTGACATGGGGTAAGAGAGGTTTGCGAGAATACGCTCCTCTTTGTTCTGCTTGTGGTGGCTAAGGAGCACAAGCGTCTTTGCCTCTTCGGAGATAAACTTCTTCTTTGCCCGAAGGGCGCTTTGAATGTGGATGTCCCAGGTGGAATTCGCCGGGTTCTCAACCCCAAGCCTGATGACCTTGCCGGCTCGAATGTACATCTCGACGATGGTCTTCATCGCCTCGTCGAAATCCATCGGCCGGACGATAAGCTCGAGCAAATACAAATCAGAGAGCCCGAGCTCGTCCCGGTACGGCACAAAACCACCGTGCCCAATCGCCCAGGAGTCCCTGCCCTTCTTCTTCCCTGCCGGGTCGATTATTATGAAGTGCCAAAGCCGCTTCGGGATCTGAGCGTCGTTAACGTCATCCACCCACTCAGCTTGAAGCTTCCTAAACTCCTTTGGTGTGGGGTTACAAAGAATCTGGGTCGCAAAGGTGTACTGGCTCGCCTTGAACTTCCGCATCCGGTCTTCGGAGAGGAACACGGAAGCGCCCGTAAAAGACGCCGGCTCAACGCCTGGGCGAATCCGCACATGCCAAAGCGGCGCCCCCGTTTCCGGGTCTTTTTGGGCGACTATCTTTGTTAAGGGGTCATCGTGCCGGTAAAAGGTGCCGGTCACAGTCCGTAAGCACCCCTCGCTGCCAAGGTACTGCGCGAGATTAAAGGCCTCTTCCACCTGCGCCATACGCTCCGGAGTCCGGACAAGCGCATCGGTCACAACATCGTCGATGATAAGGTCCGTAAAGTGAGAGCCTGTCGGCATGCCGTCAATAAGCCCCCAGGCTTCAATCGTCGCCTCCTTGTGGTAGCCAGAGCGCCGGAGCACAAGCCCCTGGTCTTCGCTCCACTTCGGGGCATCGTTCACGTTCTGCCAGAAAATCTCAGGGAAGCAGTATTTAAGAAGGTCGCTTCGCTCAAACAACTCCTTAAAGACGCGAAGGATTTTTAACGCCGGGTCTTTGGCAAAGGACAAAATGCACATTCGCCTGTCGCACCCACCCTCACAGTTAAGGATTTGGCGAACCTTATTCCCGACGGAGATAATCGTCGTTTTTCCATGCTCACGAGCCCAAATATCACAGGTATCAGTCTGCGGCCCGTCTTGAACGAGGTTACAGGTTTCTACCCAATAGCGGTTGTTGAACGGCACCCGCATGCAGAAGTAGGACAGAAAGAAGAGATCGTTTCGGAGGAGATGCCGAATCCCATCAAACTCCTCCTTTGGGGACTTGAAGCCCTTGATGATGGCTGAGTAATCGTGCTTGTACGGCAGTCCTTCCACCGGCTCGAAGTAGAGCCCATCAAACTTAACGCCCATGCCTTAAAGACTACAGGGCTTTGGCGGGAACCTTGGGAAAGTGGTATAAAGACCAAAGAGAGGCGGGAGCGATGAAAGATGAAGCACGCAATCAAATTCTCGGTCGATACAATAAACGGGCGCAGCTGCGTGGTCGCGCAGGTATACATTCCGGTCGTTGCCCACGCCGTATGTAAGGTGGCCGGCCAGTCCTTCAAGGAGGCGTTTTGGGACTGGCTCCAAGAAAAGATTAAGGAAAGGCCGGAAATAGAAATCACCGAAGAACAGTTTGAAAAAGCCTACAAAGACGCGAAGGGGCTGGAGCCGGAGCCGTAGCCGGTGAAGTGAAGCTATCGGAAATAATCAAGTCGAAAATAAAAGACGTCGAGTTAGTTCAAACCACTTAAAGAAAAACCAGGAAATAATTGATCTCATCCAAATTGACCGATAAGTACACCACAAAACCCCAATTCTGATCACGTTAGTTTAAGTTAGTTAAAGTAACATACCCCCTTCCATTAACCACTTAGCTTCAAAAACCAGGTTAGAATATGTGCATGCTACCCTGGGTGGGAAGGCGGTAAGAAGGTTCAAAAGCTGGAGGAAACAACACCGAGTTTTCGTCAATAAATAACAACCCGCTTATCCAGTCGTTTCGTAAATCACAGAGTTCATACAAACAGTTAACGGTAGAAGAACACCCCAAGGGGTTTGTCGAAGAAAAGACACCCTTGGGGGGATCGCGTGGTGGAAGAGGGTATAAGTACGGGAAATTAATTTGATTCTTGATGACCCCTACCCCACACCCCCCGCCCCCTGTCACTGGCAAGTCGTCGACATCCGGCCGGCTCCTGCTTTTGGCCGGGGCAAGGAGAGGGGGGCTTCTACTCGGCTTTTTTGGGCTCCTGCGAGCCTGTGACAGCAGGGAGATTGCCACCCTTCGAGGGGGTTCCCGCTGAAATGTCACTAGAAGAGAAATTCTCGTGACATTTGATTTGCTCTTGAGAACGAGGGGTTACGTCGATTGCAGGCTTCTGAGAGCTGAAACGGAGCTGCGCG